GGAAGGAGCGAATGCTCCAGAAGGACTTAGAATTGTTGCGAGAGCAGAGTCAAAGTTCCGAATCAAAGCCAAACAAGGTACACAACTCTCCAAAGAGAACCTCCACCTCATTGAGGAAGCGTTCTCGAAGGAAGAAGTCGAACAAATCACAGCTTTTGCAAATCCACCAACCGGTGATAAGTCAAAGCTCGATGCGTACTCCAAACACGTCTCAAGACAAAGATGTTTCCCATTAGAAGAGGAAGTATTGGAAAAGGCGATCAACAAAGTTGTTCGACAGCGCGGCATGATAATAATCGATGGTCCAACGGACCAAGATTTTAACTTGTACATACGCTTGAGAATCCTTGTTGAGGCCGCGTTAGATAAAGTTTCCCTAGACAAAAGTCCGGGCTATCCACTAAATTTAGAGTATGCCAATAACGCTGCTGCTATTGCTGGTGCTAGACTCGAGATTGTCGGGGCTACTATCGCGCGGTTATTGTTGTGGTCGAATCCCGACACGCCTTTTGAAATACTTGCATTAAATCCTGGCGCCTTAGTTCTTTCAGGACTCAAGGACCCCTCGTCCATCTTTATAAAAGATGAACCTCACCCACGGCGTAAGCATGTGGAGGGACGCTATCGTTGTATCACCCCAGTCTCACTAGTTGACCAATTATGTGAGTCCGTGTGGTTCGGCGAGTCTTCGGAACGCTTACGCGATGAAGAAAGGATTTATGTTAATGGTAGTTCAGTTGGGATTGGTTTTACTGACTCACAAACTAAGGAATTTATTACAGTCGTCAACGCTTTCACCGAGAAATTCGGCGATCCCGTTACTGATGATTGTAGCGGCTTTGACGGGCTGCACACTATTCAGACTCTACTTGCTACAAGTGAGATTGATAAACGTACTCACACTTCAACCCGTGGTACTCTTGTCAAATGGAACTTATGTAATAGGCGCTGGGCTTTGGCTTGCGCTAATTCATCTGTGGTAGTAGGGTCATTAGTTTATTCGAGAACCAATCCAGGAATGTTAGACTCCGGTTCGAAAGATACTTCTCGTAGAAATACGCTCTTAAAGAATCTATATTCGAATTACCTCGGTCTGCAATCCGGACAAGAACTTGACGCAGTAACTGCAAATGGAGATGATGGAATTATGTG